TTTTTGGTTTGTGTGTTATGTTTAAGTAGTTAAAGTAGTGGTCACCACCCATGAAATTTTTTCCATTCAATTCATCTTCACTCTCAACGGAGTCATTAAAGTAAATTAAAGCAGTCACAGTACTGCGCATTGCTAATTGGTCATTCGGAGTCCAAACACCATATATATAATCGGTGCTAATATCTGAATGGGATCCAAGATATGCTCCTTCTTTATAAGATACAATGTGACCTTTTACTTTCCACCATATACATTTAAATGCAAGTGGATAGCATTCTAGATATTTAAATAAATATTCGTCTCTAGCGGATTCTAAGCCATTTAAGAATTCTATCACTTCTTTTCTTGGATCTTGATGTGCTGCAGATCCTCTCCCTGGCATTCCGTCTATGCTATCTTTGCCGAAAAAGTATCCGCTTCTATTTATATATATTTCTTCCCCGGTCTCTGGGTCAACCCCAGGAGTATACATAGCTGCTTTTTCTCTAGCCACGATTTCACTACAAAGATCAAAACAATAGTCTGCATCAAAGTCTATTGCAGACCTAAATAAAACTACTCCGCCACCAAGATCTTCACCCTCTACATCTGTGTTTAAAACTAAATTATTCATCGCGCATATCCTTTACTGTATTAGCACTATTGTACACCCTATGCGTTGCTCGTAGCAACTCGTTAATTTTTTCTGGATCTACATCTTTATAGTTTTTATTAACAAACTCTATATAATCTTTAACTATATTTGGCATCCATATTTGGCCCTGGGAACCAACTGGAATTTCACCATGAGTTATGTTAATACCTCTCTCTATGTGTGGCGATCCCTGAGAAAAGTAACCTATGTAAGCATATCTATTTCCATTTGTACATGGATACACTTCATGCGAACCCAGATAGTTGGACGGAAACATCAGCATGTCTCCAGTTTTTGGTTTATATTTTATGTTCGCGTAGGGGAATTCTATTTCTCCGCCTAAATATTCATAATCATTAATATCATCAAGCGTATCGACTGAATCATTAAGATAGATAATCATGCCCACAACACTTCTGGTTGCTACCTGAAGATCTGGTTCAAAGCCAGGCTTGTAGTTTACGTCATTATCACTATGTAGGCCCATTGCACTTTCTGGCCCGTAGGCCAGTATGTGTCCCTGAGTTCTCCACCATAGGCTTGTTAATATCATTGGAAAAACTGTTATATAACTTAATGCGCCTTGGTAGAAAGATTTTTCGCAGCCTTCAAAAAAATCAATGATTTGCTTATTAGTATTCTCGTTGACAAAGTTCATAATATGACTTGAACTCTTATATATGTCTTCTAGAGTATATCTATGGCCACTTCTATTTATGGCATAAGTTGGCTGATTGTCATCGTCATAGACTATTGTATAATCTTCTTTTATTGCTTTTTCTTTTAGAGATGCAATATATGGGAGTATAATATCTTGATCTACCTTAACGGCATTTCTAAAAAGAACTACACCAGAACCAAGGTGTTCTGGTGTTAACATTGCATCCACCTTATACAGCTACTGGATCAGTTCCACACGGACCTTCTGGAAGGTCAGCGTCAGAGTTATTTGCAACTGCAACTTGCTCCTTAACCTCTACGGCTTCGTGAGTACTACTGTATTGAGCAACGTTTCTACCCTGATAAACAGGATTCCAACCAACTTCTACCTTTGAGTTTTCTGGATTGCTAAATAATGAATATGGTGATTTACAGTATCTTTCGTAATCATCATATATGTTATTGAGCCAAACACCTGGACACCATTCAAAGCTTCTTTCTGGTTCGCTAATAACTACATTAGCTGGAATGTCATCGCCACCCTGACCAAAGAAAGATAAATAACTATATCTGACTCCCTTGCCCATTTTTTCAACATCGTGAGCGGCAATGTAATTTGTTGGGAAGTATATTATATCGCCTCTTTGTGGCTTGTAAGAAATGCCAAGATGGACAAAACGAAGATGACCACCAGTAAAGTTTCTTCCATTTAATTCTTCTTCAGATTCAACACAGTCATTTAAGTAAAGTAATGACCCACAAGTTTGTCTTGCGGCAACCATCCCCCTAGGCATGTACCTAACTCCGCCAGTTACTTTGTAGTTGGTATCGTTGTCTGAATGACAACCCAATATTCCGCCATCACCATATCTTAAAACGTGACCTCTATTTTTCCACCAAATACTGCCAACAACCAGCGGGTAATTATCTATGTACTTAAGAAGACATTTATAATTTTGTTCTTCTAAGTAAAGAAAAAAATCTTTAACTTTATCTGGAGTTTCATCCGTAACAGGGTGCAAAAGTCTGACTGGTGTAGTCGGAACATCTTGAAGTCTGTATCTAAAACCATCTTCATTAATACCATATTCTACACCATCTTCTCCGGTGATATAAGTCCATCTGTTTTCATGAGCTTTTTCAGCCTTAGAATCGATATAATCAAGTATTAATTCTTGATCTATTTTAAAAGCATTTTTGAAAACGATAACACCAGGTCCAAGCACTTCTATCTGAATGTCATTTATTTCTTTCAATTCCTTTTCACCAATTTCTGGCGTAACTGGAAATGGAGTACTATTAATAAATTTATCTTTTGGCTGATTTTCCATGATTATCCTAACATCTCGTCAATAGCTTCTCTAATTGTCCATCCAGCACCCATAACTCTTGGTACTTCATCCAAAGGCATATCTTGCCAATTGAATCTAGCAACCATGATACCTTCTCTGCTAACTAAGAATTTTTCATATCCATGTGAAATTCTAGCAATTGCTTGTCCAGCTAAATTTTGATTCTCTACAGCCTTATCGCTTTGATCAGCAGTAAAATCAGAATAGTTTCTTTTTTCATTACCTTTTAAAGCTGAAAATACAGGGTGTTCGTTTTTTCCATTGACATCTACTTTTTCAAAAAATGGAAAAGTCACAAAAGGATAATGCTCCTTAACAAAAGGGATTATCTCTTCATTAGTTCCTGGTTCCATCTGAGCAAATTGGTTATTTGGAAATGCTAATACAGAAAATCCTCTATCCTTAAATTCATCATGGACTTGCTGTAGCTGCCACAACTGGCGTGACGTCCTAGAATAGGACCATACCTTAGAACATTTAGGCTCATACCCACCAGCTTTTGTAGAGACATTTACAATTAAAGTAAGCTTACCCCTAAAGGTGGATAAATAATTTTTTTCACCTTCTATTGATGTAGCTTCTATATCATAGATTGACATTTTTTTGCCCCTTAATAACTATCTTCATATACTCGTCTACTTGTAAGGTACCTTCAAATTTGTCGTCAATTACTTCTGCACTGACTACGAGTGTAGCTCTTATTGGAGTATCTGCAATCACTGAAAATGTGAGTATGTTGTTTTCAACAGTTCCATTATCAAAATCTAAAGAACCTCTTTCGCCAATAATTGTTCCAGAAACAAATGGTTCAATTGAAGTAATTTTAGCCGTACTGTTACTAACCCCAAATGGGGTAAATGCAGAAACTTGCCAATCTCCAATGATGTTTGGTGTTTTTTGATCGTTCATCTTTATAGTATAGCACACCTTATTATCTGGCGTATGCTGACCAATCTTGAGTTTGTGCTTGCGTAGGGTATTTTGGGGAAAGATTTGCACTTATAACAACTCTGTTTTGATCTAAGTTATTATGTCTATTAGTCATGTGGGGTATAAAAGAATTAAATATAATTAACAATCCTTCTTCTGCCGGTACAGAAACAAAACTTTCCATCGTGTTACATGCAGTTATGTTAAATTGAATGTCAGAACTTCCCTTTGGAGCGTTTGCGTAGTATGCAATGGAGTAATATTCATTTGGGTACAAGTGTGTATTTGATTTATGAGAATGATAGCCAACAGACTGACCATGCTCTAGTGTCAAGGTCCATATATCATTTAACAACATCTCTTTACCAATGGCTATGCTTACTTCATTTTGAAGTGCAGTAATAAGTTTTTCTGATTCCAGTGATCCAAATGGATATGTTTGATCTTCAAAATAAGAATGGTTTTTGTCTTCAATAAAAGAATTGTCAACTTTTTTAGAACATGTTTTTATTTCTTCATATAGCTTATTGTTGTCTATATAATTTAATTTTTTCTTATAAATACCAATGTTTAAAAGAGACTGAAATTCAAAATCACTCATAGTAGAATTCACCACTGGTAAGAGCTGATGGTGGAGAATCCCTATGCCACACATTGACAACCATGACTCTTCTAACTCCAGAAATAGGAGGAGTTGTATTGTGAACCATATGTCCAGCATCGAAAATAACTAACCTATTGGGTTTGCATGCGATTCTTTCACGATCCTCAATAGGGGATATATTGTTTTTGATGTTTTCTGATTCTAGTGAGTTTTTAGTATTTTCCCCAATAGCGTTGGGGTGTAATTCTAAGAAACCGCCTACAACATCGTTTGTATGTGGATAATATACGCAACCTATTATTGGTCCACGAAAAATCTTTTCTTTTGCGTATAAAAATGTATCTTCATCAACATGAGTACCCAAATATTGACCTGGGTTAAATGTTCTAGTCCAGTATTCAAAACCACAAACATCTTCTTTGTCAAATGGAAGATTATGTTCCCAAATAGATTTAACCATTTTTTTAGCAGTTGTGTTTGCTTCTGATTTCCACCAACCATCCCAAAACATATACGGAGCAAAACAACTTGCTTGCTCGTGATGATATGAATTTAGCTCAGTAGCAATTCTTGTTTCTGAACCCATTGATTGAGGAAACAAATTTTCGGACAATTCAATTTGCTTTAAAAGCTCAGAATCTTTTATGAAGTTATCAACTACTATCATGGTAGTATTATACTATAATTTTACGACAGTTGTTGTTCCTAGGCTGGTGTAATCATGAGATACACATACGTTTTCTAGACTCTTTAAATGTTGGTGTATTTCAAAATAAGGAGAATACTCTGCGTCAGTTTCGTATAGGTTTCCATTATCTGCAGTCCATGTTACTAGCATGACGCCATTTGTAGCTAACATATTAAAATAGGAAAGAACTAACGATGGATCATGTACTATATCGTATGAACTTACCGCTATGAAATCAAAAGGTCCACCATCTGAAGCTTCAGCTTGTTGTCTTGAAATTACATCATAGTCCCATTCGGCTATTTCTGCTTCTGTTAATATACAACGCTCAAGAAGGTTTAGCTGGTAGTTATTAACTAGTGTAAGATCTGACATACTTGCAGCTGTATGGGCAAAGGCTATACTTATGGCTGGACCAGATAGCAATGTTTTTGCTGGTTTTTTAATCATGAAAATAATTTCTTGTGGATTATCTCCATACCTAAAGCCTTCTGTGCTTCTATGTATTGAATCTTGTCTAGCAACAGTATCGAAATACCATATGAAGATATCTCCTCCTACTGCTATTTTTCTTTTATCTACAGGAAGAGTATCTAGATATTCTTTAACCTTAGTATAAGAGTCTATCTCAATTTGGTTTGCTACAGCATTTGTTTTATATGGTTTTAAAAGGTCGTTAACTCTAGAGAAGAATGATTTTTCTGCACTCATATCACACGGCTCCTAACGCTAGTTGGCGCATCCACCAAAATCGTCTAATGGTAGATATAGTTATATTTCTTTGACTTCTTAAAATCGCAACTGCTGGCTCATCTTTATAGGCTCCCTCTTGCTGCGAATTGGCAATTTGGACAGGGGTAATTTCCTGAGTAATTAAATTAAATGTTCTTGCTTTAGTAATAATTTCATCAATTGATAAGATATCCATATCTTCCGCTTCAAGACCAATTATATTTAGTTGTAAAGCCAAGACTGATTCTATATATTCAAGATCTTGTTCTGCGTTATAGCTCATGGTTACTCTTCTTCTTCGTTGTCGTCAGTAAAAAATCCTTTAAAAGATCTTTCTTTATTTATTTTACCAGATGTAAGAATACTGCACTCAAACTCAACTCCGTTTTCATATACGTATTTTTTAAGTACTTTAGAAAAAGTTGGCACTAAATCATCGTCTATGTCGGAATCGGGATTACGTAAATTATTCTCTGCCATAAGTTATTATCCTAATAGTTTTAAAGACTCTATTTGATTAAATAATGATGCAAACGCAGCAGTTGTTGCTGGTGAAAGCGATGTGCTAATCGAAGATAACGAAATAAGTTCGCCAACGTCCGAAGCTCCAAGGGCACTTTCTGGATCTACTGACAATAGATACGATAATGTATATATTGATTTTTCCAAATGGTTTGCGGCTTTATCTTTTATTAATTGTTTTTGTGAATTATTCACAGCCATTTCTTACTCCTTTAGGATAGTTCTGCTATTTTTGCATCTATATGAACTATACGCTCTAATGCAGTTGTGATACTGCACTTAAGTCTGTATTCAGAATCTTCTTCAATTGAAGATGACGCTGGATCAAAATCCCAGGTAGCCATATTATAGGCGTCTGGATCAAGTCCTAATTTTGTAATATTTTTGTAGATTTCTACTTGAAAATCTGCTTTAGCAGTGTTTAAGTTTCTTAATTTTTCTTCTGTTGTAACTAACGAAAATGACATTGTGCCTCACTTTTTTGTTAAAAATGTATGCTGATATAGTAACTAAATATTTGGATTATTTAACTTTAGAAGACCAGAATTTGCTGGACCAATTTTTTCACCCTTTTCATCTAAACCAGTTTTAATGCCCTTCATCCAAGTCCACGGTTCTTCTTTATTCTTTTTCATTTTTGCATCACCGTAAGCTGCACGGGCGTTCATGAGCTCTGGCTTATCCCAAAGATTATCTACTTTAAAATCAACCGATTCAAGAAGATCACTTTTGAAAATATTAAAAAACATAAATGGTGTTCCTGCCTCAAATGTAACTGGTTCACCAATTTTATTAATTGCCCAATTCATTTGAAACTCATCTGGCCACCAACTACTTGGTATAATTGCACTAAGGGGAGATGCTCCATCGACCATGTAGTTCGGAGAACCGCTAATCCAAGTCTCATAACCCTCTTCTGTGCCGAATGCCCAACCAACAGAAAAAGAAACCATACCTATGATTCCTCCATAAGCAAGGGTTCTTCCCATATATTCTTCGCCACTAAGAATTTTTACATTAGTGTTTTCACCTTCCCATTGGACAACTACATCTTGAGGAAGTATCAATTCCCAGCCATGCACATTTGCTGTAGTCATAGGAAGGCACTGGTAAGCATGCTTTTTATAGGTGTTATCCATCCAATCTCTCTTTAGTCTAGATTGGACTATCTGTGGCGGATTTTGATGAGTTTTAGTTAACGTAACTTGTGTCATAATTTAAATTACATCATCCAATAATACTTCTATTGCAGCTTTAATATTTACAAGAGCTTGTTCTGCGTTGGTTTTTCTTTCCCCAGCATTAAAAGCTAGATCTAAAAGATCCGAATTACAGAAACGAAACATCTTTTTGCCATCTCTGCCTATTATTATTTTTTCAAAATTACCTTGAATTGGGTCTTTGCCTTCTTGAATTAGTTTATAAAAAGGATGCTGTTCTACATCAGCCTTTGGCTCTGGAGCTATGCCAACCAATTCACTAAAAGGAAGATCAGTCTTATATAATTCTTTCATATGATCTCGCATATGTGTCGGGCTTGCATTTGACTCTTTAAACGCTCCATAGGCATCTTCGCAAAAATCAGTACTTGGAACTGCTAATACCTCGAAGCCTAAGTCTTTATATTCTTTATAAAGATCTTCAATAATTGGATATTGAGCGGAATTAGCGCATTCTCCAGTTACGTTAACGATCATTGTTACCTTACCCTTGTTTTTTGCAAGGATGTTATTTTCGCCATCTAATGAAGATAGTGGAATATCATACACTGATGATTCAAAACGCTCTAAGCTTGGTAGTTCTTTTTTGTCAAACATTATTTCTCCTTATGATGGTTGTGGATAGGTGAGAGGTTGATTGGATCCTTTTGATATGCCTTTAGTTGGATCTACCTTAGAACCATCTGAGCCATAACCTGTTCCATACTTATGGTTATTGTCATTATAATCAAACATAGTAACTGCAGAATACTTAGTACCACTAGTCACTTTTAGTGAAGCATGGGCGTATATAAAGGTGGATGGAAATAGTATAATATCTCCAGCTTGTGGCTTAAAACTTATATTAAGATATGGAAACCATAGTTCTCCACCCTCGTAGTCATCGTTTAAATAGATCACAGAAGACACTGTGCACGTGTAGGAAAAGCCATGGTCTGCGTGCACGGCAAAGTGCTGACCTGGGTTATATCTGACAAAGTTAATAGCCTCCATATAATCCATCTTAAAATTATACAAAGATTCGTAATGAGCAAGACACTTTTTAAGATTAGTGTCTACGTCGTCGTAGCACTTCTTAACCTCTTCAAATTCTGGAGTAAGAAACTGCCAGTGTGCTGGACTCATTTTCAAGTCCACGCAATCTCTATATTCTGGCATTTTTTCGTTATATCCAACCATTGCTTCTGACCATTTAAATAACTCGTGAGAGCTATTACCAATAGCTGATTCTAGTCTTTCTGGAATATTAAGTTCTCTTGGTACCGCATTCCTATATAGGAATATGCCAAATTTTCTATTATCTTCTACATTGTCACAAGAACCTACGTGAAAAAATTCCATTTTACTTTCTCCCAATTAGCTATTTTGTTTAGTGCTATACTATATCACATGGATATCTACCAAGGAGTGTTTTATGGACTTTGATTCTGATGCTAAATCGTTGATTAAGCCTGGGCATTATGGTAATTCTTCCGACAATATTATTATAATAGAAAATTTTGTTGAACTACAAGATTTAAAAATTATACAGGACTTTTTACCTACAATAAATGAGTGGATGGATGCCGGAGAGAACACATACTCTGAGGATGGCACATGTACATATGATGCTTCATACTGGCAGAATAGACAGTGTAGTTGTGACATTCTTAAAAGAATTAATTTGGATGTCTATAACCTGGTAGACAAGTATATTTTAAAAATGAAGTATGTTTTAGAAGACGCATTTAAAGTTAAGGTAGTAGTTAGACCGCCTGTAATCATTAGGTGGTTTCCAGGCCTAGAACAGCAACCACATGCCGATAAGCAGCTAAATGATGGATCTCCAAATCCTTTCCCTACATATGATTTGAATTCATTAATCTATTACAATGACGACTTTGAAGGTGGAGAGCTTTATTATCCACAACATGATATTGTAGTCAAGCCAAAACCTGGTTTAGCTGTGGCCCACCCTGGAGATATTAACTACCTACATGGCGTTAAAAAGGTTATAAGTGGAGAAAGATTTACGACTCCATCTTTTTATACTATAACTGAAGTCTTATAACTAGGGAGATAAAAAACCTTCATCCTCGACCCAATCATTGTCGTTGTTGTATATTTTTGGGATTCCTTTACGTGAAGGTTTGATTTTTGGATGAAATCTATCACTATAATCCCACCAGGTCCCTACTGCATATCTTAGACCTGATTTAACAACATTTACCTTATGTGCATGCATAAATGATGAAGGGAACATTACAATGTCTCCAGCGTCTGGTTTGAACTCTAGATCCAGTAACGGAAAACCCAACTCACCACCCTCATAGTTGTCATTTAAATAAGCTACTGCTGAAACAGCTGAAGAATAATTGGAGCCAGCATCTACATGACTTACAAAGTGATGACCTTCGCCATATTTGATAATGGACAATCCCTGCTTAAATGGAAGCTTTAAATTATACGTGGTTTTATAATGTTCGATAGTATCAATAAACCCTTGGTCAATTTCTTCATAACACTTTTTGATTTCTTGAAACTCCGGTGTTAAAAACTCCCAATAATCTGAATGTATCTTAAAGTCAAAACATCGCCTATAATTAGACAAATCTTTGCCTAATGGATTAGTGGAATCTGTCCATCTAAATAGTTCATCAGAACTATTATCTAACACCGATTCTAATCTATTAATTATATCCGCTCCATTTGGAATAGCATTTTTGTATATGTGTACTCCATGTACTGGGTTAAGCACTTCCATCATTGATCACCTTTAGGTTTCTGTACAAAACTTTCTTTTCTTTTAAGAATAAATTTAATTGACACATAATTAGTGTATAACATTGGGGTAATAGGAACCCAATAGATGAGAAACCACTTTATTATTTCAGATGAATAGTATCTCCATTGAAGGATCGAATAAACAACATAAATAGGAAAAGGTATAAGATAACTTAATATTGCCCATGGTCTTAAATACTCTATCTTATAATACGTTTTTAATGTATTGTAAACCATGTAAGGAACGCACAGACTAACTGTGAATAGCATTACAATCAGCAATTGGGCTGGTTTATTACTATTAAAGTTTACCGCTAAAGATAGTGCGCCAAAAAAAATTACCCCATAATGGTGATAAATAATATCTTTTCTAAGATAATATTTAGAAGCTTTAATCACACTTAAAAGTTCTACTGCCATAAGATTCATAGACAGTGATCTCATGGGTATATTGGGATAATTACCATACCTAATATCTGTTATGTAATAATAAGTCAGTCCTATAAGTGCAATAATGCATTGCAGGGTCTTAACTAGGTTGGAGCATGCGCCTATCTCTCCAAAATGTTTTTTTCCATCTGGTCTAAGTATGGACAAAAACATTTGGTTAGTATATAAACTATTCCCAATTAAATACGTCAGTGCAAAGCACAGTACCGGGATAATATTATCTAGTACAAAAGGATTTACAAACATTTTTCAATTCTCCACAATGGTAGTTGATCTACAACTACCATCTTACCACACCAACGCTTAAGGTTACTTAAACGATGGTGGGAAGAATGGTGGAAAGAATGGTGGGAAGAATGGTGGGAAAAACGGTGGGAAGAACGGTGGGAACCATGGTGGAAACCACGGTGGAAAGAATGGTGGAAAGAATGGTGGGAAGAATGGTGGGAAATAAGGTGGGAAATAAGGTGGAAAATACGGAGGGAAATAAGGTGGGAAAAACGGAGCGTTTCTCTCATAGGCTATAGCAGTTCCAAGTGGGGTGACAGCAGCATCTGTTAAAGCAGTTTTAACCTTGTTTAAATCTGCCGCAACTGCCGTTGCAGTATCTACTGGAGTTCCAACGGTAAAGCCGGCAGCAGTTATTGTTGCATTAGCTGCCGAGTCTGCAGTTCCGTGCTGCTACTGTAGGTTTAGGAGCTTTTCTATTTTGCTTTTTACCATCTTCAATCGCCATATTATGCTACCATATCTCCTAGAGCAACCCATGTATCTGTTGCGCGTTTAATAAGTGTAGCAGATGACCAAGTTGTACGCAACTTGAGTCCAGGAGTACCGTTGACTGTTACTCCAGCACCTGCTGTCAAAGTGCACTGACCAGCTCCCGTTTGAAGAACTGTAATAGTAGTTCCGATAGGAAAGGCCACTGAAGAGTTGGGTGGTACTGTTAAAGTATTTCCTGAAGCAACGCCCATTTCAACCATCTTTCCACTGTCTGCTAAGACTAAAGTATAGCTAGCTGTCTGGGCATTAGTAACTGTGTCAGTAATAATTCTCTGGTAGTTAGTGCCATCGTTGGTGAATTCCCAACAGTCTGTTGTTTCATTCCAACGAAGAGCTACGTTTGTGGATGTACCACGCTCAACTTCGATACCAGCATTGACTGATGGAGTTCCTGCTTCATTATTATTTAATATAATGATATTATCATCAATTGTTAGAGTTTCGGTATTGAGAGTTGTAGTGGTTCCTGAAACTGTGAGGTTTCCAGAAACTGTTAGGTTTCCAGCTACAGTTGGGTTAGATGTGTTCACCCAAGCTGAACCATTGTATGAAAGAACTTGATTGGTTGCTGCTGTAGTAATTGTAACATCAGATAGGTCTGTAATTCCTAA